ATGCCAAACACCATACTAGGACTTTCTCTACGTGCACTACTGGTAGTAATACCTCGGATATCGTCAAACACTAATCCTTGAGCGGCCAATATTTTAGCTAATGGATGTTCTGGTTTTAGTACTCTAGTAGGGTCTGTAGTAATTTCATTGTCATCGACTTTTTTATTATATTCTGCTACAGGAACACGACCATAATTGCCGGCATTGTCAGGATCAACATCTTCGACAACACGTTGAGTAGCCGCGATACCTGGCATCATAAAGTTCATATTTTCAGCTTCGCTACCAACACACCCAATCCAATAGCCACGTTTAGGATCACCGTCAATAAAGATAATCATGACATAAGAACCCACATCGGGTGGCACCATCCACATACCGTAACTTTTTTGTGTATTGTTATAGTTATCAGTTGGGCTAGTATATGCGCTACTCGTAACTCCCCAGAAAGGGCTCATATACTTTACCTGATGTAATTGTCCTTCGGCGCCAGCTGTTGCGCCTGATTGTCTGAAAATTTCTACTTCTAAAATACCCATATATGTTGGATCAATATTGCTGATTACTTTAGCAATAAACGGACCTGGTTTGGGATCTGGTTGGCTTTGACTAGCGTAATTAAGATTACTATCTGCTGAACCCATTAACCTTCTCCCCATCCATTATTTGGTATATTTTTTTCGCCTTCTTCTGGAGATAACTGTGAAGATATGTTTCCAGCTGCATCTGTTATTAGTTTAGATCCGTCATCAAATATTTGTACACTTGAGCCATCTGTAAATTTTGTAATTAAATCGCTAGCCGCTTTAATTGGTGATAGTTGTTGTGGTTTTATTTCGGGACTAGTAAGTTCTTGTAGAGGTGCTCTAAGTCCAGTAAGTGTTTGTTTAAATACACCATCTTTAAATGTACTTGTTATATTTTTTACCGCATATAGACCACTAAATTGTTGTATAGGAGCAGTTTGACTTTTTGGTCCAAAATCGTATAAACCTGTTGCTTGATTAATATCGATAGGCGTTCTAAAATTAACCATACAGTGAACTTCTCCATTTTGATAGCAGACACTGCCATCTAGATTTAGATTATAATATTGGGTAGGCTGAGCTGTATAATTTCCCATACCGCTCTGTGCGATCCAGTACGGGTCGCCAAGTATTTCTATTTCTAAATTAGCCATGTCTGTTCCTTTAGTTAAACTATCGTGGAAAGCTCTGGCTGCTCTTGTATTTTTTGTTTCAACTCCACCGCCACCTAATTTATCTGTGCCGGCAAGTGTTCGTACAAAGCGAACTATACTGTTTCCAGTTTCTGGATTAGAACTAGGTAGTGCTCCTTTGCCGGCTTGATTTACAGCTGGATCTGGTTTAACATTGTCAGCACCGCCTGTGTCGGCTGCCTGAACACTATCCTGACTAGTGTTGCCACCATCTGGAGATAGGGCATTGAAAAAGTTGCTATTATAATTAATTTTAAAACTTGTAACATCGACATTTTTACCAGTAAACAAATAATCATATTGCTTAACTGCTTGTAATGTTAGATTTGGATATCCTGGAGGTTTTTCATTTACAGGAAGTGCTCCAGAACTTACATGGGCATGATATTGTAAAACTCTATAGACAAACAAGCGAGGTTTCATGCTAGTAACTTTACTAGTAGGCCCAGTATGATACACTTGTGTATCTACACTAAACCATCCTCGATATCCTTCCTTAGTAATATTACTAGGGTCAAATGCGGAATCGATATATGTACTATTTAAAACTACTTGTATAATAGCATTAACAATGTCTGTGTCTTGTCTAAATTTAAAATCACTTTCATTTGGATTAACTGGATTCTGAGACCTATCATTAATCTTAGTTTCTTTATTATACACAACATTGTCTTTGCCTACTGGGGCAGATGCTTTACGCTTTTCATCAAATCCCATACGAGCGTTTCCAATAGAGTTTACCGAAGCGGCATCTTGTACTAGTTGTCCGGTATTATTATTTCTTCCAATTTTTAGTTGAGCGTACAACTGCTGATTAGAATCATTACTAGAATCTACCGTTGCTGAAGAATCGTCTTCCGCTTCAGAAGAAACAACAGTATTAATACCAGCAGAGCTTATGTCGCTAGGAAATATTATAACAATTTCGTCAGGTTTTTCTATTCCATTTTTTCTAGCAATGTCTCTGAGTTTAGTGTTCAAAGAAACTTGTAAACTTTTTTCACCAGTTTGAAGCATTTGCCTTACACTAGTTCCTTTAGCTGCCATATCACTTTTAAACTTAGCATTAGCATCAGTTAATGCTTCTTGATTTTTAGGTAAACCTTTGATCCTGTAAGTAGCACCCATTTCGTTCACGGTCATATCGATATCGGTGATTACGAACGGAATATATCTGCTAGTTTTAGGAATATTAAGAATCTGACCAGTTTCTGTATTACCTCTAAATTCTATTGCCAAGCAAAATGGCGCATCGGATCTCCAGCTAGGATGGCCGACAGAATCTGCTAGTTGTTTAATAGCCAACAATAACATGCCCATGCTGTAAGGTTCTATTACAGTAAATTCAATATTAGTAGCGTTAGTATTTTGTCCTTCTTCGAAACCAATTTGACTCAATACTTTTAAATCATCTATATAAAAATCAAACTTTCCATAAGGAGTATTAACCCTATTATCCGGGTCAGCATTGGCACTCTTTAATAGTAAGGGAAACTTTTTTCCTATTCTGTAAGTTGTATCGGGAAAATGATAAAAATCGTCCGGCAGTATACCTATACTAATATTGTAAGTATAGCTAGCATAGTCAAACAACGGATTAGGTAATGGGAGTTTTATATTTTCAGTTTGAGCAAATACCCGGCTCACCGTACTAAGTATGCCACCTATACCATCGGTAATTGCTGTAAGTCCGCTAGCAAGGCCGCCAGTAATTGCGGACAGCGACGGAATTCCGCCAGCTAGTTCGCTTTCAACTTTGGTAATGGCAGAACCTACACTATTTTCTACCTTAGATATTATTGCGCCTGCATCATCAAACAGTCCCATTTTATAGTCCTAGCACTGATTTTAATTTACTATTTTTTGGAATATAAATCTGAACACCGGGTACAAAATCAAGAATAGGATCCTGAATAATGTCCATGTTACGTTGTGTGAATACCCACCACAAGTTAACATCTCCGTATAAGTCAAATGCTAACAAATCTGGTCTGTAGGTATATTGCGGTTGTATAGTATATAAGAAATCATCATTCTCCGCAGGTACTGGTCTAATTCTAAAAGTATCTAGATATTTTTCTTTGGTCCTTGTTCCGAACCAAGGACTTGTAGGTTTATAAGTTGCGGCCATAATTAAATATATCCAAAACTATTATTAAGGTATCCGCCTTGAACAAACCTGTCGAGGCTAAAGTTACGGGCACTGTTTCTACTGTACATTGGCATTAGCTTTACTGTAAATTCGCTTTTTGTCGGCACATGGCTCACGCCACCGCTAGTGGATCCGCCAACACCGAACGATCCTAACAAGCCTGCTACATTACTTACACCAGATGCTAAATTACCAACGGTACTCGCGATTCCGCCAATTCCACCAAGGCCTGGAATCGCACTGCCGACAGCTCCTGCAAGTCCACTTATACCCGAAGCAACGCCTTGAATTTCTCCGGCAGCACTACCGACTACATTGACTCCAATATAATCACAGTCCTTGTTTAAGGATGTGCTAAAACTTGTAACCACTACAGGAATGTTTTTGAACACATAATTTCCATAACCGTTCAACATAACAATAGGAGGAGGATTGCCGGCCTTTGGATCATTTCCTGTCCACATTTTGGTAAGACTTCTTAAATAATGAACTGCTGCAATCCAATACAATCCTTGTGTTTCATCTTCTACATTCATAGGAGCTGTAATCGTTATCTCTCCAGGATCACTATGTTGAAATCCATGGAATGTATAGTTGGAGTGTACAGTATTCAATTTAGAATAGGTAGCTGTGCTAGATATATTAATTGTTGGAGTATATGGAAATATTAAGCCCCCGGCATCTTTTAACGGTGTTAGTACAGGACTGGTTTTAAAACTAGTCCAATTAGCTAAACTTAATCTTACACGCCAGTCATTAGCATTAGCATCTCCGCCAAAACTAGCTACAGCATTGACAATATCGCCAACTGCTTCGCCGGCTGCTGGCAAATCGATTGCTCGCAACGCACTAGCTAGACCGCCTGGACTATTGAATCCTGCTGAAACAGCGCCGGCCAAATTACTAGCTGTATTAATAGCACTGGTTCCAGCACCTATTAAATTTTGTGAAGCTGTAAGCGTTTGTGTTAAGTCCATATAATGCCCCTTTTGGTATAATATTTAGTTGACTTTTTAATGTGCGTAGTTTATAATTAGGAATAAGAGGACTCTTCAAGGATGACAGCAAAAGTAAATTACCTAAACAACAAGGATATGTTGTTAGAAATACATCGTTCAAAGACATCATATTGTGTCTTTACACAGCCAGAATTCCACCAATACGATATAATACTACCCAGCGTAGACAAAATAAACATAAGAAGTATTGCCGAAGCCAAACGAAATCGTGCTAAACGGCAAGGAGATCAAGAATATGCTAGGCGCAAGGCTTCTGGCGAAAAAATCAAACAGGCAGACTGCGAAGTCGATTATAAAAAAATAGCCAAAACTGATGTGATTTTTAGAATTATGACCTTTGATCATATTCCGTTAAACACCGTTCGAAAAAAGAATCCTAAAAGCCTTGCTGACCATAGAGACAAGGTAAACTTTCCACCATTCCAACACTGGAAATTTAACGACGAAGATGAACTGGTATGTGTTGGAAAGAGTCATTGGAAGGGAGATTTGGAAAAAGGACACTTTGACAAAGATGCTGGCCAAATAACTAACACTTTAGCACGAATGATGTTAAAATTATGTGAGAGATATGCTACTCGCGGCAACGTTCGTGGTTATACTTACAATGATGAAATGAAAGGTCAAGCTATACTACAGTTAACGCAAATTGGTTTACAATTTGATGAAAGTAAATCGGATAATCCGTTTGCTTATTTTACTGCGGCTGTGACCAACAGTTTTGTTCGTGTTATTAATATTGAAAAACGCAATCAAAACATACGTGATGATATCTTAGAAATTAACGGTATGAATCCAAGTTATAGCCGTACTGGTGCCGGCGAACATGCGGCGGCCATGAAAAGAAACGAAGAAGCAGGTCCTAGCGAATGACAAATTTATTTAAACGAGTAGCTTGTTTTACAGACATACATTTTGGTCTTAAAAGTAATAGTTCAACACATAACCAGGATTGTGAAGATTTTGTTGACTGGTATATTGCCAAAGCAAAGGAGGCGGGTTGTGATACAGGTATCTTTATGGGCGATTGGCATCATAACCGCAATAGCCTTAATATCACTACAATGGATTATAGCCTCAGGGCCTTGGAAAAGTTGGGGCAGGCGTTTGACAACTTCTATTTCTTTCCTGGCAATCATGATCTGTACTATAAAGACAAACGAGACATACACAGCGTGGAGTTTGGAAAGTATATACCTGGCATCACTGTGGTACATGAGCCTACTACTATTGGAGATGTCACTCTTTGTCCGTGGCTTGTAGGAGAAGAATGGCGTTCAATTAGCAAAAAAGGTGG